CCTTGGTGGCCTGCTGGCCGCTATCGCGGTAGACGTGAACGCCTGGGCGAAGTCGGAAGATAAGCCCTTTGACTGGGGCCTTGCCGTGAAGCGGAGGGTTGCCGGGGCTATGTCTGGTGCGGCTGGCGCGTTCGGCCTGGGGGCTCTTTGATGGGCGAGATCGTGCCGACCCTGGTTACTCGCTTCCGCGTGGTGAGCCTGCGGTTCGAGCCGTGGGTGGAGTTTTTCGCCACCGACAAAAGCGTGATGGTGAATACGGTTGAGATTCCTGCCGGGGCGCACGCCGTCTACACCGAAAAGGACGGGGCTATTGGTTGCACTCTGAGCTACACAATCGGGGGCGTGGACGGCTTCTTTCATGATGCCGTTCAAGAGGCATTGGACCGGGCTGAGTCGCTTGGTTATGTGACCGTGGTCGATTGCCCGCCCAAGGTGGCGGAGGATTTATGATCCGGGTTCGCTTCGGGCTCCGGCTCAAGTTTCCTCGTGGCCTGTTCCCCAACGCGGGCATCCTGGTGGGGCGCATTGACGAAGATGCGTTTGATGAGATTGCGGACGCCGTGGACATCCTAGCTACTGCCCTGGTGTTTGCGGGGCGTCAAGACTGGGCTGATCTCTTGGTCTTTGAGAAGGGGTAAGCCTATTGGCGAAGCGTTCAGAATCAACCGGGAAGCAACTCGGTGGGGCAACGGGCAAGGGGTTCCAGCCCGGACAGTCAGGCAACCCCGGAGGACGCCCCAAAGGGTCGGTAAGCATTGTGACTAGGCTTCGGCACATGCTCAAGGATGAAGCCGAGGCGGATAAGGTGGCGCGGGCCATTCTGGATGAAGCGCAAGCCGGGAACCCGGCGATCATCAAGATTCTTTTGGACAGGCTAGAAGGCGCGGTGCGGCAAGAGGTTGGTATCGCGGCGATTGACGAGCCGCTAAACGAGTTCACGACCGAAGAACTAGCCGCCATCGAAGCGATCCGGGCGCGGCATGAGGATTCCCAGTCTAGCGGCGGTTAGGGCAGAACTAGCCCGCCGGGAGTTCTCCCGGTTCCTCGGGTGGTCTACCCCCTCTTGGTCCTGGCAGTGGCCGCACCTAGCTAAGATGCAAGAGGTCTTGCAGGCCCTGGCCGATGATGATATCCAGAACGCCCTGTTCATGGTGCCCCCTCAGCACGGCAAGACTGAGCAGAACACCATCCGCTTCTCGTGTTGGCTTCTTCACCGGGACCTGTCTACCCGCGTAGCGATGGCAGCGTACAACCAGGAACTAGCGAACCGTTTTAGCCGTTCCGCGCGTCGGCTGGCGACCGAGATCGGTATCCCCCTCATCGGTGACCGGGCGGCGGTGCAAGAGTGGCAGACGGACCAAGGCGGCGGCGTTCGAGCCGTGGGTATCGGCGCAGGCCTTACTGGGAACCCGGTAGACATCGGGATCATAGATGACCCTATCAAGGACCGGGAAGAGGCTGAATCCCAGAAGGTGCGCGATAGTCATTGGGAGTGGTACACGGACGTATGGATGACGCGCAACCCACGCCACCAGGTGATGACCCTCACCCCTTGGCACCATGACGGCTTGCAGGCGCGGATTCTGAACAGCCCGCAGGCGAAGCGGTGGACGGTGATTCAACTCCCGGCCCTTGCGATTGAGGGCGACCCGCTAGGTCGGCAACCCGGTGAAGCGTTATGCCCTGATCGGGTGACGCGGGAAGAGCTTGAGTCACGGCGCGACATGAACCCGTACACCTTCGAGGCGTTGTACCAGTGTAACCCCACGCCCCGGGAAGGATCACTCTTCAAAGTCTCCATGCTGCGCTTTGTGGAGGCTCACGAGGTGCCCGTTGGCCTGCCTACCGTGCGGGTGTGGGACCTTGCAGCAACGAGCGGCGGCGGCGACTATACGGCGGGCGTGAAGATGACCGGACCGGACGCTGAAGGCACGTTCTACGTCGTGGACGTGGTGCGCGGGCAGTGGGACGCGACGGAGCGAAATCGGGTCATCCGGGCGACGGCGGAACAGGACGGGCCGCTGGTGCGCATCGGGGTTCCCCAAGACCCAGGTGCGGCGGGGAAAGAAGTGGTGGCGGCGATGCGGCGCCTACTTGCGGGCTTCGCGGTCTACGACGAAACGGAGACGGGGAGCAAGGAGCTGAGAGCGGAGCCGTTGGCGGCACAGGTGGGCGGCGGAAACATTGCCGTGGTGCGCTCTCATTGGACTTCGGACCTCGTGGAAGAGTTCCGCACGTTCCCGCTAGGGAAGCATGATGACCAAGTAGACGCGGCGGCGCGAGCGTTCAATTCGTTAGCGCGAAAGGTTGAGGTCTACTTTGCGTAGTGCGTACCTTACGCTAGATGCGTTGGCCGTGGCGAAACGAGGCTAAATCAACCTTCCGCACGATAAGCGAAGGCGGGCTAGTGCAAGCGGGGCTCCCTCCCTTTGCCGCTTCGCTGATGCTGAGCGGGTCCGAGGCAGACGCGCGGCGATCCTCGACCGTGATGGCTATCGTGAACTGGGCGATGACCCAGGGCTCTGAACCTGCCCTCAACGTTGAGCGCAAGAACGCCGATGGCGAGTGGGAGGTAGTCAGTGGCCACCCGGCGGCGGCGATCATCCGCAGGCCAGACCCGGAGAACGCTAAGGTTTCGTGGGCACAGCTCATGCAGGTGTTCATGGAGTCGCTGACTATCGGCGGCAACTCTTACGCCTACAAACTCCGAAGCCCTAGCGGTCGGCTGTTGGGGCTGACTGCGGTTCGCGGCACGTCCATTGCTCCCCGGGAAGAAGGCGGGCGGTTGGTGGCGTATCAAATTAGTCTTACGCAGGGACGCACGTTCCTTGCGCCGCCGGAGGATGTGCTTCACGTCATGGACGGCCAGGACATTCAGAATCCGTATCTAGGTCGGTGCCGCCTCAAAGAGATTGCCCACCCCACGGCAACGGATAGGGAGATTGCGGCGTTCTCGCTGGCCCTTACCAAGTCGCCGGCCCCTTCGCTCTTGGTGACCCCGAAGGACCTGAACGCGCTCCAACCGTCGCAAGTGCTGGAGTTGAAGAACGGTATGGTTGATGCGGCTTCTGGCAACCGGGCAGGCGCGGCGGTGGCGTCCACCGTGCCTATGGACGTTCATAAGATCGGCTACTCCCCGGATGAGATGGTGCTTGATCGTTTGCAGGCGATGAGCGATGCGAAGATTTGCGCGGTCTTTGGTATCCCGGCGATGGTCATTGGCGTGCAGGTGGGCCTTGAGCGGTCCACGTTCTCGAACTACGAAGAAGCGCGGCGGGCGGCGTTAGAGGACTTCTTGATTCCGAAATGGCGACTGTTCGAGGATGCTCTGACCATGCAACTGGGTACCGAGTTCTGGGGCGACGATCCGAACTATCGGTTTGCCTTTGACCTGGATAACCTGCGGGCACTCTCCGAGAACATGGACGCGATTTACAAGCGGGCTACCGATTCGTTCATTGCGAACGCCATTGACCGGGCCACCTGGAAAACGGAGGTTGGCATGAAGCCAATGCCGGAGGACGCGGGGGTCTACTCCTACATGCTCAAGGGCACGGACATGCAGACGCTGATGGCGGGCGTGGTGGCGGGGAAACGCGCTGATGTGCCTGGTTAGCCCGGAGCGAGAAGCGCATTGCGCAAAGATCATCGAAAGGCAGGCGGCGCGGGAGATCAAAGCACAGCCCGACCCGGACGGGATGCGAGAACTGACCGCCCTGGCCGCCAGCTACGGCATGGACATCTTCGAGATTCTCGATCGGTTTATCAAGGGCCAACTGTCGGCGGAAGCGGCGCAGGAACTGTTCCGGGCACTTGCGGCGGGCACTCACACAGACGCGCATATCCTGGGTCAAGAGGTCGCAGGGGTGCAGGGCGTGGTCCGCGGGCTGGCGGTGGACCGTGGCACGATGATGGGCCTTACTGAGCTTTCCTACTTCCGAGGGTTCTTGGCAGCGTTGGATGGCACCGACCCGCGATACTTCGACGCAGAGGCGGGTGAATGGCGCGAGAGCGAGATTGCGCGGCGGGCCGGGATGTATACGCCCAAGATGGAATCAAGTGCGTCCTGGGGCTGGGTAGACAACCACGAAACGCGGCAACAGTTCAACTGGATCCTCGGCGCGGCGGACCATTGCACGGACTGCCCGATTCTGGCGGACCAGTCGCCGTACTACCGCGAAACTCTTTACACCATGCCTCGACAGATGGACACTCCCTGCATGGGGAATTGTCGGTGCCGGGTGGAGACAGTGGAGGGGGTGGCGTCCTTCGACCCCGTGGAATACAACCTAGTGGCCTCGCTGGGGCTTGCCGCGTGAGGACCGTACCTTACCAGTAATGGAGCGCAAGAGCTTACTTCTAGAAGTCAAGAGCGTAGGCGACGATGGCGCGGGCTACCTCGAAGGCTACGGCGCGGTCAAGCACAACATTGACAGCTACAAGGACGTGCTCATGGATGGCGCGTTTGACGATCTGCAAACCCTGATTGATGAAGGGTTCATGGGCGAGGCCCACGCATGGGATAAGGCGGTGGGCATGGTCATGGAGGCCAAGGAGGACGCCAATGGGCTTTGGGTGAAGATGGATTACCATTCAACTCAGGACGCCCAAGACCTGCGCACCAAGGTAGCGGAGCGAATTGCCAAGGGGAAGAAGGTGGGTCTGTCCATCGGCTACTACACCAAGGAATCCGAAGAAGGCGAATACAAGGGTGAGCGGGTTCGATTCCTCAAGAAGATCCAGGTCTTTGAGGTTTCGGTGGTTCTGATGCCCGCCAACGACCAAGCGACAGTTTTAGCGGCTAAGGGCCACAGCGAGCCCCGGGCCAAACAGTTCGAGAATCTCACGGCGCAGGTTCAGGACTACGTTCATCGGTTGCAAGAGATCAAGGATAAGGGCGCAAATGATGAGCGGCTTGCCAAGTTCAGGGACGAACTGAGCGCGGTGGCTGCCCTTTGCCTCGAAGCCATTGACGATCTCGAAGCCAAGACAGAACAGGCCGAGTTTGACTCCTTCCCCGACGGGTGGCAGGATGTTTTACTCCGGGCTGAACAACTTACTAAGTAAATGAACATCAAGCAACTGAACGCGCAAATTGCGCAAGAACAGGCAGACCTCAAGGGCCTCCTGTCTCAGTTTCCGCTGGTGAAGGATGACGCGGGCAACGAGTTCCGCGACATCCCCAAGGACCGACGCGCCGAGGTCGAAACTCTGGTGGCGTCCCTTGACAGCAAGCAAGCGGACCTGAACTTCGTTTCTAGCGTAGAGAATTGGAACCGCCCGGAAGTGGTCGCCAACCGTCTCGAAGTCGCCGCCGAAAAGGCTAACTACCTGGCTGAACTCAAGAGCCATGTGGGCAAGCGTTCGGACGTTCACGGGATCAAGTGCCCGGTGGGCCTGACTGCCGAGACCAAGAGCGTCATCAACGGCACGAACAACCCGCTCCGCGCCACGATGGAGCCTGACTTTGTGCCTGCGGCCAGCCGCCCGGTGCAGCTTCTGGACTTCTTCTCGTTCTATCCGACGCAGGAAGATAGCATCGTCTATCGCCGCCAACTGGTGCGGACGAACAACGCCAAGACCAAGCTGGAAGGGCAAGCCCTCGAAGCCTCGACCTTTACGAGCGAGATTGTCAGCGAGGCCATTCGCGTGATTGGTCATGTGATGGACATCACTGAACAGGAGTTTGCGGACGATTCGGCTATTGCCGCGATGATGCAAATGGAACTCCCGCTGATGGTTCGTCAAGAGTTTGACCGCCAGCTGGCGGCGGGCCTTGGCACGGGTTCGGAACTGGCGGGCCTGCAAGACCTGACGGGAGCGCAGTCGCAGGCGACCGTAGTCGGGGATACCCCCATCACTACCATTCGCAAGGCGATCAAGAACGTGCGGATCGCGGGACGGGCTAACCCCAACCTGATCATCATGCACCCGGACGCCTGGGAAAAGGTGGTCGAAGCGCAAGCGGCCGACGGCCATTTCTACATCAACATTCTGCAAGACCTCGTGGCCCCGCGTATTAGCGGCATCCCCGTGGTGGAGTGTGATGCGATCACGGCGACTAAGCCGATGGTTCTTGACACGAGCTTCTTCCCGATTGCTCTTCGCCAGGATATGACCGTGGACTTCACCAACTCGGACGGTGAAAAGTTCCAACAGCTCATCCGCACCGCTCGTGCCTACGTTCGCGCAGGCATCAAGCACCGACGCCCGGCGGCCTTGGTTGGCGTGACCGGATTCTAAAGACATGGCACGATACTCTGGCAACAACGAAAGCGGCACTTACGCTTACGAACTCGACATCTCGCAGGCAGCGGCGGTCGCCACGGGCGTCTACCGCTCCCTGGCTAACCCGTTCGGCTCCGATGTTCTCATCAAGGACATCACCATTCGCGTGACCACGGCTTCGACTGGTGCTTCGACGGTGGACATCGGCGTTGGGGCGGCTGCAACCACGGTGAACGACGGCCTGATTGACGGCCTTTCGCTGGCTACGCTTGGTCTTTACACCAACGCGGAAGATGCGGGCACCAACGGCGAGCAGACGATGGTCTGGGGAGCCAACCAGTTCCTCAACGTGGCTGAAGCCTCGGGCGACGTGGCTGGCGTGGTCGGCAAAATCTACATCGGCTACATCTACCTCTAAGACACTCCCTTACCAACGACTAGCCCCCTGG